CGTAACAGAGGTCGGGATAGGCGACCATGAACTTGTCTACTGCTGCTTTGGTAAGTTTCAGAAAGCCAGCGGGAACGAGTTTGGCTGAGATTGCGCCATCGGCTCGCACCTTGGGCGTAAAGTCTCCATTTACATCCCATGTGCCCATGTAGAACTCTTTGGTAGGCCCGTCTTCCGTCTTGCAGCGGTAAGTTCCTGCAACTACATCGCCTTCTGTCTCGATTAGCTTGAGCAGATCCTGCGGAGCCCAGGAAACGTCATAGTCGATAAACACAATCACGTCAGCATTGGCGTCGAGAGCCGTACGCAGCATCGTTGCGCGTGCTGCCGAGATGTAAGGTGATGCGATTTGTTGTGTATATCCCTCTTCCCAGCCCGCAGCCACTATCAGAGGTATGGAATCTTCCAGTGCCTTGATATATGGGGCTGTCGGGCCAGAAAGAGAGGGAGTGCAGAAAACAACCTTCAAGCTAGGCTCCGCCCTTCCACAGGCCGAGCGCAGTGAGGGTGTTGGTTACTTCGAGCATCCATGCCACTTGCGAGGCAAGAACGCTGATGTTGGAGGAAACCGATACCACAGAGGCTGCCTGAACCGAAGCCGCCCGCTGTGCTACCGGCGTTGCGCCGTAGAAACTGATCAGGTCAGTCGCCGACTGTCCATGCGCTGTGCCTAAAGAGTTTCCATCGCTCAGTTGTTTGCCGATTGCCATAAAATTGTCCTCTCTTCAAGAAGTAGGGGAGGCCGAAACCTCCCCTTGGGTTGACTTACTGAGCGATGATGCGGGCCGCGAGCTGCGGACGCAGGGTTTTGTAGCCGTACAGAACATCAATACGGCAAGGGATGTTGTCATTCACGATGTCGTACTGGCGAGCAATACGCATCGAGATGCCATCCATCACCTGACGAGCGCCCCATGCGCCGAACTTGGAAACATCGATCAAGTCAGCAGACACGAAGGTAAACGCTTCAGGATGAAAGACCAGCGACTGCTGATAGAGAGCAGAAGCCCCGCCGCCAATCTTGACAACCGTGAGGCCAGCACCAACCGCAGTAACGTTCTGGGTTGCGCCAGAGGTTACAGGAGTTGGGGAGATGGTCATGTTGCCAGCGCCGCCCGCGTAATCCGCAGTGACTACGAACTGCTGCAGGAAGCCGCGATCAGCCTTGGTTTCAGGGTCAACCGCGTCCACGGTCGAGAAGGTAACAAGATCGCCCTTCTTGAAGGTGGTGGAACCAGCCGCCATGACAGCAGTTGCGCTGCCTGATGTCAGAGTTGCCGTGTAGCCGGTTGTGGCTGCGGCAGTGCCTGACTGGAAGCTGTTGAGAACAGTATTTTCGTAGGTGTCGAAGCCGTTGACCTTGCCGATTTTGCCGGTGAGGTATGGACGGGCTACAGACTCCTGCGGGTTGAAGAATCCCTTGATGGCATCGAGGAAGGAAACCACGTGACCCGGTGTCAGGGTTGCGCAGCGATCCATCGGGGGGGCCAGATAGAGGTTGAGCAGCTTGCGGGCATTGGCGAAGTCCTTGTAGCTGAACGTTGCCGCGTTGTCATCAACAGCGTTGTAAACGTCCTTGATCATCGAGAGGGCGTCTGCTTCGATGTTGGTTGCAAGCACCGACATGGCCGGCTGCAGATAACGCTTCGAGAACTCGTCAATCGTCAGCGTGAGGTCGGAAGTGCTGAATACGGTATCAACGCCTTTCTGCGTCGATACAGTCAGCACCTGAGAGGTTTCAACGGTGTCCTGTACTGCCAGAGTTGCTCCGGTGCGAACCGTGTACTGGTTCGGCATACGGATGGTCAGCGAAGGGCCGATTTTGCCGGAAGGTGACGCGCCAGAGTTTGCAAACTGGTCGTCATACTGCTTGTTGATGTTGCCGACAAAATTGAGGTTGGCGTGCAGGATGCGCAAGGCTTCCCGCGTGATGATTGTGGGAGAAAGAAGACTGTTGCCAGCCATTTGGGGCTCCTAAAGAGCGCCCGTCAGCCTTTTATGCCAAGTTGCTGATTGCGTTTCCGCATCCATTCGTCGGCAGATAGACTATCGTCGCTCACGTCAAAGGCCCGCGAAGAGCCACCGCCAACAGGGGAAGGTGGTTTCGGAGCGCTGGTTGAACGTTTTTCAGGAGCTTTGAACTTGCCATCTTCGCCGCGATCTACCGGCTTGGACTTGGACAATTCTTCCGCAATCAATCCTTCGGCTCTCGCCACGTATCGGATCGCTGCATTGCGATTGGTCTTGGCCATCTGCACAAACTTGGCGAGTTCCGCTTCGTCTGAGCCAATGGTAAAGATCAAATGTGGCAGGTATTCCGAATCGTTGATGAGCCCTAGAACTTCGAGAGGGATCAGGGGAGTGGTGCCCTGAAGCACTTTGCTGAGAAATGTTTCCTTGATCTCGTCAAAGTTCTCGTAGCGTTCCTTGGCTTCGCTGACTTTTGCATCGAGCGCCTGCTTTTCGGCATTGACTCGATCCTCAATTGAGCGGAAGTGCTTCTCCGCTTTGGTGAGGTAATCAAACATGGCCGCCTGCGCATCTTCGTATGTGGCCTCGGGGTTCTGTTCACCGTACTTGGTGACAAACTCGGAAGGCTTGAACGTTTTGCGCCATTCATCATAATTCTGGGGGACTGGTTGAGCCTGCGCGGTTGACGAGTCCGATTGCGTCGGTTTCGCGGCTGCTTCCAGCTTGCGCTGTAGTTCCTTTTTTTCGGCGAGCAGTTGCTTGATGCGCTTTTCAGCGGGAGAGACTGGTTTTTGCGGTTGCTCCTGAGCTTCTTCCGGGTCTGAATCCGGGGCATCAGTATCCGCCGTCTCTTCCGGCGCGTCGGTGGGTGCTGATTCCACAGTTTCAGCAGGCTTGAATCTCTCAGGGACAGTGCCATCTTCGCGGTACTTGTTGAACTCGCTTAGAGTGGGTGTCTGCCCATTAAACACATCAGGGGTTTCTGCCGGTGACGATGCGGCTTGCGTCTGTTCGCTCATTTGGTTTTCCTTGTGCCCTTACGCCGGGCTAGCGTGAACTCTTGGAGCCGCAGGGATCATCACAGGTCGTGCCCTGCTCCCCCCTAGGCCAGTGCTGAACCATGCACGATTGATCAGCAGAGAACTGGCAGGCACCGGGGCAGGGTTACTGCGCTGCCCCTTCTGGTTGTTGTGCCTGTGCAACTTGGGACTGAGCCGCATCCTGTGCGCTCTGGTCGGACTGATGGGCTGCGCCTTGGGCGGCAAGCTGGCTCTGTTGTGCTGCCTGCTGCTGAGAGGCTTGCAGTGCCTGCTGGTGCTGCTGCGCGGCCATTGCTACGTCATGCGCCTGAGCGTGCATCTGCTGCGCGAACTCCTCAACAAACGCCAGCCGCTCATCCAGTCTCTGGGCTTTGGTGTTGATTTCGGCCACGGCTAACTGGGCCTGCAGTTTCTTGTCCTCAAGCGCCATATCAGCCTGCGCCTGCAACTGAATCTGCTGCATCTTGCCCTGATGCTCCGTTATCTTGGCCTGCTTCTCAAACTGCAGCTTCTGGAGCTCGGCGCCTGCCATTTGTGCCTGTTGCTGCGCCTGAGCCACGGCTGCCTGCGCTTGCGGGGGTAGCGGGTTCTCCTGATCCTGCAACTGCGGAGGCAGCATCTTGTGCAGCCGCTCCGAGATTTGGTCTGCGCCTGCCAGATCGGAGTTTCTGAAAAAGATGTCGCCAATCACGTGAATCAGGTCAGGGCTGGATTGGAGCACCTGCTGCATCGTGTCGAAGGATTCCATGCGCTTCGAGTCGAATGCTTGGCCCATCGTGACCACGTACGACATCTTGGCGTCTTTGACCTTGTAATGCTTGGTTTGGCCTGATTCGTTCTGATATTCGCGGTTGATCGTGACTACCTTTTGCTTCTCGTCTTCGCCCAAAATCTCGATTTCCCGCTCTGTGTCATAGATTTTCGGCACAATCTCCGCGATGATGTCGCCACCTTGCTTAAATGAGCGTGCAAGGTTGTCGATATAGTGCATCGTGGTCAGATTGGACTGGTCTTTGCGGGCCAGAATTGCACGTCCGCTCGTCTCGTTGGCATTGTTGCCCAAAGATGCGTCGAAGATCCCTGTTGTGGCCTTCATGTCGTCTACTTCTTGGGCGACAAATGACGACAAAGATTGAATAGGGGGCTCAAATGTCTGTCTCTGCGGAGGTGGGACAGGTCGGCCGGCCGCGTCAATGACCTTGTAGGTAAGGAATGGCGTATTGATCTTGTTTAGCTGCTCCCACTGCTTCTCAAAGCCGGTAATCTGGCCTTCTGCGACCATGAACGGGCTGATGGGAGAGGTTGAAAGCGTCTCGGCAATGCGGGATTTTGAGTAATTGATGAGTTGCTGCGCAGCTTTTGGCGGGCGCACCACAGAGTAAAGCTGCGGCTTGCCTTCCATGATCATCTGCTTGCCCAGAACCGGCACAATGTTGCAGATTGTTCCCGGCCACTCAGTTTTGGAGCTTTCCCCATCTTCGCCAGGCAGAATCTCCATGCCGTTGGTCTTGCAGGTCTTGATGGTGACTTGCGGTCTACGCTTGCCTTCAACCTTCTTTTCTTCTACCCACCAGTACTCGGCGATGCGAACCGCATCCGAACCAACCCAACCTTCGCCCTGCTTCTCAGCTTCAGACCATGCGAGTGAATTGATCATGGACTTCGGATACTGAGCTTTGAAATCCTCTTTGGGCATGTCCTCAATCACAAACCAGTAGCGAGGCTTGCGGCCAAAGATGGCAGGCACGAGGATTCCGTACACTGTCAGCGGGTCCAGAACAGGCAAAATCTTAAGCTCTAGATCATCGCTTTCGTCATCGCAGTATTCAGTCAGAAATCTGTAGTAGCCAAACGAACCGCCTGCTGAGTATTCAATGGCCGTCTCGTAAGCTACCTGCGCCTGAGAGTCGTACTGAATGTACCTTGCAAGGCCCTCGAGAATTTCCGCAGTGTCCTTGTCCTGATCCAAACGCGGTGCAAACTTGATTTGCGGCTTCTTTTGCCGGGCTTCGTTCGATACCTGCTGCACAAACGTATGGCAGCGCGGAAACGACATTGCCGGTCTTCCTGCTTGCTCTCTCTGTTGCTTGACCTGCGGGTCCCACTGATCTTCGCCATCGGGCGATGCAAACTTGAGGTCAGAGATGAACTTTTCGCGCAGATGCTTCTCATCCTCAGCAGCCGCTGCGAAGCGTTTGCGGGCCTGAGCTAAGAAGTCGTCTTGCTTGGTATCTTCGTTGTCAGTCACTTGCCCATCTTCTTGCGGATATTGGCTGCTGCGTCAGGGGTGATGAAGGACTTGTTGGCATCCTGCACGCGCTTGTCGTTCATCTGCTTGTTCATTTCCTGCACGGTCTGCGAAGGGGCAGCTGGCGTATCTGAAGGGATCAGGCCCAGATGCGTACCGATCGCATGTACGAGGTCATGCACAGATTGCCGGATTGGTTCGGCTGCGCCCCAGTTGTCGTTTTCCATCTATTTGCCTCCAACTTCTGTGGCTAGACCAGCCGACTCCGCGATACTCCTGAAATGCTCGGTCTGCTTTTGCAGAAACTCCTTGTAGGCTTCCTGCTGCTCATCGTCTCTGCGGATAAAATCCTCAGCGGCTTCGCGTGTTTTAGACATAAATTCAGCGCCGCACCAATCACAGCGCCAACCATGCCATTTTGAACTGATCGACCTATGGGGACACTCCGGCACTATTTGCCTCCTTTGCTCATCCCATCCAAGAATCTGAGCCGCGATAAACGTAAGCGTCGGGTTCCTTGTAGGGCCGTTCTGGTTCCTTGATGCCTACTGCGAGGGTTCTGAGGGCGTCTGCGGGGTGGGAGGCGTCGTCGTGTAAGGGTTGGCTTCGAGGTACTCCGAGAGCGGTAGCCGGACCCCATTGATAGCGACGCAGATATTGGAGCCCATCAGCGCAGAGAGAAGCGTCGAAGTAAAGCTGCGGGAAGATCGTACGGGTTGCATTGATTCCATCGGCCACACTCAACTGTCTGTTTACGCGAACTTTAAAGCCTTTCAGCCTCATCAGCTCTTCGATGGATTTGCCTGTGCCCAGATTGCGCGTGCCACCATCCCAAGGCAGATAGCAAGTTCCAAATACATAGCCCCATGTCTGCATCTCGCGAAGGTAGTAGTCGATTGCCTGATGATCGTCCTCGAAGTAGCGGAGGATTCTTATTTCAAAAGGTGTACGCTGCGCTGCCCAGATACTGACTCGATCAGCAAAGCCCAAGTCCCAAAACGTATCAACCGGCATGAGCGGGTCAAACGGAACTGACCTTATCCGGCCTTCACGCTCTGCTGCCTGAATCTCCTGCTTGTAAATCGCGCCTTCAACTGTTGACCTTGTAGCGCCCTCATAGACATGGTGAAATTGGTCATAATCACGTTCTCGGAGATTGTCTATCTTTTGCTGGGATTCTTCCGAAAGCCAGATGTTATCAAGGAAGCTTGTCTTGCAAGTTACCCCGATCTGATTGCCCGCCTTATCTCTCGGCGGATTGATGATGAAATCTTGGTAAACCGGATCCGTTTCTAAGTCCGGGTTCATCGACCACCAAATCTCTGAGCCAGGCTTACGGATGGTCGGCAGGAGAATGGTTAAGCTGCGCCGGCTGACTGTTGAGGCCTCTTCCCCCCAGAAGATGTCAATGGCTTCGTAAGACTTGATGCTTGAGACTGTCTGCTTGCGGAGCCCGCAGAATACAAACTCTGTGCCGTTCTTGCCGCGAATCTCTGACTGCAGTGGGGTATAGAAGGATTCGAGGCCTAGTCTAACGATTTGGTCAGTAAGCAGTTGGTGAACAGACTCTCGAATCGAGTCCATCGTTTCGCGGCCACACAGGATGCGAAGTGGATTCGGCCAGCCTGGTATTGAACCTGTGCCTAAAAGCAAAAGAGCCTGAGCAATCGACCAGCTCTTGACTCCATCTCTGCCACCGTAAAGCGTTTTGTAGGGGTGGTGCTCAAACAGAAACGCCAGCTTATCGAGAAACTGGATCTTGCCTACGGTTTGGGAGGTTGAGGTTGCTGGCATTGGTGGGTAAGAAGGAGAACCTTGTCCATCGGAATCGCGAATGGCTGCTGTTCGTCAAAGAAAGCCAACTCTTCAGCGCCAAGCCGGAACCATTCCCCATGTGTACGGCAATGCCTCAAGGCAGCATGCAGCAACTCTTCAAACACTCTGCCGCATCCAGACGGAACCATAAATGTCACATGCAATCGCAAAGGATACGCTGAGGTGCGCTGCAACTCATCAAATCGACGCTCTGGAGAATCAGAGTATCCAATCTTCATCAAGCCAATTTCGTCAGAAGCTATCAGGTAGAGGTACTCGGGTTTCGCCCACGTCGCTAACCTTTGAAGTCTTGCCTGTAGGGTTGATGGCCCACTTGGGAGATTTGCAATAGGGGCACTGTCTAGGGCAGGTTGTGCCGCGTTGAACCCATTCGTATCCACAGCGCCTGCAAGTTCTGGTTGGCTTGTCATCATTGCTCCTCATATTCATATTATGAGGATACCACTTTACTATGGTTTCGGCTTCACAAACTCCACCGTGATCGCTGCTTGAATCGGTGCTCCATCGGGCCCAGAGATGAACTGCTCAACACGGTCGCCATACTTCTTTGGCACCAGCTTGGAAAGCAGCCATTTGCGCGTATCAACTCGGAGCCTTGCAACTTGGTGGTCTGCTGCATCTGCTGAATCTGCAATAGTTGTGATGTCGTCAGCCATTTGCTCAAGCTGTATTTCTTTCGCGCGCGCGTATTGGTCACGGAAAGATTCGACATCGCGCACTTTCCTGAGAATAAGCGCCTTAGATATCCCGTTCTTTTCAGCGGTTGCACGAAGCGAAAGACCTGACTCGATATCAGCGAGAACAGAGGACTCTAATTCATCATTCCAATTGATTGCAGGCATTGGCTTTTACTGTGCAGCGGCGAATTCATGTGCCTGGCGAATGAGAGGGAATCTTTGGCGGGTGGATGCAAGACTTGAGGCTGACGGCTGATAGATCAATCCAGGGATCTCAGCAAATGGCAGTGGTTCAGCGAGTTTGGCCTGTTCTTTGCGCATGTTGGCCGCTTCAAGGATCGTGGCATCTCTAAAGGTTTCCCCGTAGATTACCCAGACAAAGCAGCAGTTTTCAGCCATGCGCTTCTGCACTTGGCCGAACTTCATGGCATAGCCGCGAGTCGAATGAATGACGCGAGAGTTTTTTGTCATTGGTTTAGAGGGTTATCGTGCGGGAGGGGCTAGGCTCAGGGCTCGAATAGCCCAATACCGCTTTCTTAGGCGTGTACCCCGGGTTGTCTCCCGCACAATTTAGAGAATACGGCTTCTTTTGGCAAGCAGGACCGAGCAGATGGGCTCTCGGAACCCTGAAGCTGACTGCTGTGGGAATCAACGGGTGAGAGTATAAGCATGTTTTTGGGATTGTCAATAAGCAAATTCTATTGAAACCACCCATATCGATAGCTTGCATCTATCATCGATCCATAAAAAATCCCCCCGGTTTTTGCCGGGGGTGCTTTTATTTTCCTCGGATGAGTCTCCGCATAAAATCTATGAACTTCGCGTTCGGTTCATTGCTTGCTGAGTTGCCGCTCGCTTCGCATCGAAACCCCCGCTTAGGCGGAAGTGTATCAGTTCGCCTTCGACTTCGCCATATATTCTTGATCTCATTCTTTCGTATCTTTCCACCTGAAGCGACTGGCACTCTATCTTTTTCCCCTCCCAGCGAGCCTTCCATTGCGCCTTATACGCTAGGGTGGCTCTTTCTTTCCGACATTCAATCTCTCTTAGGATGCGCCGTTCAGCCTCCGCAATAATAGGTGCATAATAAGCTTGGCGCTTGGCTTTCCGGGATACCTTGCGCGCAGCTTTTACTTCCAGAGATAGTGGGATGTAATAACACCGCCGAGCCCCACGGATCGTGAGCCCATCGTCAATTGTTTTTCCTGTCTCTCTGTTAATTGTCGGCAGTGATCGCGCGGCTGTATGCGACAGAAAGGATAATCTGATAGCTAATTCGTCTTCGCTTGGGTCTTCTCTAAGTAATTCCGCGTGATATCTGCATGTGGGAATGCGCTCACTGCCAACCACCACAATGCGTATTGCGGGATAAAAGCATCCCTTGCTCCAGCACCTCACCTGTGCCTCCTGGCAGCTAACTCCCCTTCATCTATCCTTCTGCGCTGATGATCGAGAGCCAACAGGCCAGCCACTGATTGCTGAAGCTGTTTAGCTTGGGCGGCGGCGGTCCATGCTTCATCCTTGTGAACTCGGCAGAACCCGAGACTCCCGACTTTCCAGAGCGCGATAGATCCACAGTGGCAGGTCATGGCTTCCCTGTGATTTCTTTCCTGATCGCTCTCGCGCAGGGCGTGTCGAACCATTCAGGAGTGTTGGTGATGGCAAGGATGCGCTGGTTAAGCGTGTCGGGCTGGCCCTCTAGGATGGCGTTGGTGCGCTTGCAGAGGCCGTTACGGTAGCTATCCAGCGTCTGAGTTCCAGTACCGCGCCACTCCCTCAACAACGCTCTCATGCGCTCTATCTCGGCCTTGGCTTCAAATAACTGGTCTAGGTGATTGGCGAAATTCGGATTGTTAGGATCGCAGCGCTGCCAAATCTCGGCAAAAATACGTTCTCTCTGTTCACTCATGAGCTTGCTCCCTCTCGGCAAGTACGTGCTCATAATGCGCCATCGTTGCCTTAGCGGTGCTCTCTTGGCGCTCAGACTTCCAGCCGCATTCGCATACCGCCCTCTCACCGTCTTCAAGGAAGTCCGACTCGTATTCGATTAGACTGTGTCCCTTTTCGTTCACTGTTCCTCCAGTGCTCCCTTGGAGCTATGCCCGGCCCAAAACTCGCCACCACGGCTCCAGCAATAGTGATCTACCTTTCGAGCACAACCTTGGCATTCGACTTCTTCTTCATCCTCGGGCTGTGCTCCCTTGGTGGCCTGTGCGCGTGATGCGATTAAAGTGTCCACGTCACTGCGCTGCAATAACCAACCATGCTGCCCAGCTTCGTTGTAAACTCTCACGGAATACTTCTGCATCTCCTCATCGCTCACCGGAGCCTTTAGCCGCTCATTCTCGGCCTTGAATCGTTCCTTATCCTCATTGAGCGCTTTGCCTTGCTCCACGCGAAGGTCTATCTCCCGTTGCAGCGCATCTCGTTCTGCCTCTGCTTGCGCTGCCCATAAAACTACTTCCGACTCTTCGCCCGTATCGCAGCAATAGTCGTCTCCGGGATGTTCCTCTGGATGCTGGTGAAAATGTAGAATCTCGTTCCATCGTTTAGGCTTTTGAATCATTCTGCTCCCCCAATTCGTTTAGCAGCGGCTGGTGGTTCTGGTAAGGGCATCCAGTGGGTGAATGCGCGTCTTCCCCATCGTCCACATCCTTGCTGCTCGGATTGATGCCAGCACCAGTCATCTAAGCCGGTGCCAAATGGTTCAACGGGGTCTTCGTAGTAGACGACCACACAAAATGCGCGCCTCATGCCATTGAAGGTATTCAGCCCTAGCACGTCTACGCCGGGTTCCGGCAATCGCTCATCCACGCTTATCCACTCTGCTGTCATCTCGCCTCCCCGATTTAGCAACGGTAAAAATGTGGCACTGCTTCTCTGTCGATGTTGAATGTTCCCAGAGATATGCCGTCAGCATCAACGATTTCAAAAGCGATAGGCCATGAAGATTCCCAGCCATCGTGACGACTGTGGTAGTCTTCTGCGGCCTCAACTGCGATATCCTCGGCATCGTCGTAGTAGGATTCAAACGCGTATTCGCATCCGTTCAGCTTGTAAGTAAACAACTTGGTCATATCGCCTCCCCTGCTAGTGGGTCGGTCATGGCTTTGGTTTGTTTAGACATTCGTCCTCTCCCTCTTCGCATTGCTCACAATCTGTGTCATAACTGACCCCGTGTGGGCATTCGTTGGTTTCATCCCGCGCATACAACCGCCTGCGGGCATATTTGTCGGCTTCCTTCAAATCGCCGCCTGGAAAAGCCAGTAAGGCAAAGGCAAGCGCATTAAACGTCTGTGTTTTCATAGCGTCGCGTTCTGGTTTGGCCTCGGTTACCGCTATGCTTGGAGCACGTTCTAGATAAAATGCCTGAAGGTTTTCACCGAAAGAGTAGTTATAGGCCAGCACCTCAATGCCGCCTTGTGCGTCATCAACTTCTCTCCATGCAAGATGGTCAGGGCGGCGGTTTGCCCATGTAATCGGCTGCCAAGGTTTCATGTGTGTCTCTCCTTCGATCTTGAAATCGTCGTCATCGAATCCGTAGAATTCTTTGCTCACTGTTCTGCTCCCCTAATCTCCTAAAAGTAGGGCTGGGCGGATTACTATTACCTCATTTAAGTGAGGGCCGTGGACTCCCATCACCCCAGCGTTCACTATCCCTGCTCCCTGCTTCGTCGGTCATCTCGCGTAATTCCTGTCTAGCGCGTCTTGAATCGCATCGCGCCAATCGCGATAGCAGCGGTTATATGCCCAGCCATAAACAAGATGTGGCCGCAATACAATCCAAAAGCAGCCCCACTTTTTAATGGAGGCTTTTGGGCTTCGTCGGTCATGGCTTAACCCTCGTGTTCACAAATTCCAGTTTTCCGTTTCTCATCGTTGGCTTATAGCCAGAACCACGGCGGTCTTGCCATGCCGATTTGCGTCGGTCTTTGGCATCGCATACGTCATAGCGATATGCTGGAAGGTTGGCAGTAAACGATTTGCAGGCAGGGCAGAAGTAGACTCCCGACCCGACTTGCGGCTGCTCATCGTAATCGCTAACTACCGCCAAGCGCCACTCGCATCGAACTTCTTTCGGAGCTTTCAATTTGGCTTCGTCGCTCATCGTTGCACTTCTTTCGTAGCAGAGATGTGCTCGCTGTGGGTTATCGGGAACACAGAGCACTCTCCGCACAATTCATTGAGGATGGCAGCAATCTTGGCATTGGCTTCGTCTCGCGCTGCCTTATCGATGCGCGGGGGCCAATCGTCGCTTGCTCCCGGTCCGCATTCGTCGCTAACGTCGCAAGCTTCTAGTTCCAGCAACTCATCAACGAAATCGCGGGTGAATGGCTTATAATCGCCGCGAATCCCAATCCAGAATCCTCGGTCGCCATAGGTTTCACGCATCTCTGCAATCGCTTCCTCGCGGCTGTCGAATGGCCCACTATTGAACCATTCCTCATTTACGCCGCCGTAATACACATTTTTGGCTTCGTCGCTCATGTGGTCCCTCCGGTGTTTAGGGCGCTAGAGTTCCGTTCAAGAAGTTCCAAGCGCCCATTTTGGCCGGCCTTTCTACCAGCAGCCTTGCGTGGCTTGCCGATGCCTAAAAGAATTCTGCGAGCTGCAACGGTTTTGCAGGCGTCAAGCTGATCCATGAATCCATTGCTCATGAGCCGATAAGGATTCTCTTGCGTGAGGCCGAATTTCTGCACGTACTTTGCGCGGCGTAGATCCATTGGTCTGCTCACTTCAAAGCCTCCAAAACATCGTCTAGCTTGGTAGCCCTCACGTACTTGTGGCCGAGCGCTTCCACCGTGTATGCAAACTCAGCTTGAGCCTGTACCTGCTCGGGATTCGTTCTGCCCTTGGCTGTCTTTGTTTCTACCCACAGCGGCAGCTTGTAGGGCGGGTAGACGACGATATCAGCGGTTCCTGCAGGGCAGAGCTTCACCCAATACTTGCCGATGCGTGCAGAGCCTGAATTTAAGCGCATGGCAAAATAGCCTGCCTTGTTGAGTGCATCGAGAATGGGCCGCGTGACGCCGCTGGTTTCACTCACTGGCTTACCTGCTCAATTCCAAAATCCGTAAACCGCATATGTCATTACCACCAGCCCAAAGCCAAAGAACAGCAGCGCAAACCCTACACCCCGCCAGATGTTCGGCTGCGGCTCAAGCGGCTCGTCTGCTTTCTTGATCAGCACATGCACCACCAGAGGCGCTATGGTCAGGCCTTCGCGGGTCTTCATCGGGACGCCTTTCGCTTGGCAACTTCATCCATGAGTTCTCTGAGTAAAGCTTTGAAATCCTTGATCACCACGTACTGCTCGGGATGCTCGGCAAAGTGCTTGGCCTTGATCACCGCGTCCTCGCGCTCCTGCTGCTCCCGCTCCACCGCCAGGCGCTTGTTCTTGGCGTCTTTCACTGCATTCTCGAGCGCCGGCAGACTCGGAAAGGCTGTTTCACCTTGAGCCCGTTCGCGGTGGCAGAAATAGCTGGTCGCTGCCAGCAGATCCTGCGGCTCTGAAGTCGATAACATCTCCGCGAAGTACTGCAATGTCTCCGCGTCCACCACTGCCTGTTGCGCCATCGCTATCTCCGCGAGCTTCCCGATCAGCCATGTTTTGAATTGCCTGTTGGGCTGCCGCGAGAGCACCGCTCCCTTTGCCTTTTGGTCCACGATCGCTGCCATTCTTCCCTCCGGTTTTTTCTAGCGGCCACAGGCCTTGCCAGTTGTTCTCAATCGCCATGCTTAAGATTTCTTCAACGTCCTGCCCTTCACTGCGCCACTTCTCCAGCCGCGCAAGAATGCGCTTGACCGCTTCGTCCGTCAGCGGTTTTTTAATTCGCGCTCGCATCTTTGCAAACGCATCCCACGTTGCAGGCAAAATCCAGACAGGCAAAGAGAACGAGAGCGGAGCCGCAGGCGGAGCTATATCTCCTTCCTGTTCCCTTCCTTTCCTTTTCCCTTCCTTTCCCTTCCCTGCTGCACGCGTGCCTGACGCGTGCCTGATGCGTGGGCTAAGTGGTTTAGGCTTAACTGGTTCAGGCAAGCAGCTTGCCGATTCTCGAACATTTACAACTTGGTGCGTATGCCACGACGGAATGTATGCAAATTCCTCGCGTCCCGACTCGTACTTGACGATGAATTCACGCGTGGCTAACGCGTCGAGCACGCGTGAAAAATCGCAGTCATCGTAAGGTAGAATGTCGAGTTTCAATTCACGTGGACGCCACTTGAAACGGCCCTCACGATCGCAGCAAGTCCACAGTCCCGCGAATGCCACCCGCAAGGGCAGACTCGTTTCCTTTTCGAGATCGTATAAACCTGAATGCTTAAAGAACTCCGGCTTAATCGTTCTTATGCGTCCCAACTTGCTATCCCCTGAACCCCCTGGTTATGCCCTGCGTGGAAAAACCTAAAGTTGGATTACTCCAGCGCGAATGTGGCGAATGAACTCATCGAAGGCGGGGTTTTGCCGGAAGAATGCTGCGGCGGATTGTGCCTTGAATGCTTGATCTGCGTGGTAGGCTGCGTTCTTCTCTGCTTGCTCGGTCGGAGACGGGCGATATTCGCCAGCGAGGTTTCCCTGTGTTGTGCAGGTGTCACCGTAGTAGCTTGACGTTTGAGCCGGACCTAAATTCCGAGATTGATACGATTGCTCTGCTTGCATCTTCGCGTTCATTTCGTCGTAATGATTCATGCTTTCCTCCGCAACTTCTCCGTTGCCGGTTTCGGGTTCCCATGTTCTTCGCGGTGATCTTCGCCGCATAAGGTTCTAACGTTGCTGAGCACATCTCCCCCACCAGCACCTCTGCCAATGATGTGCGCCATGTGATATTTCCTTGGGTGCCAGTCCGGGTAGAGGTCATGCACTCGCACCCCGCACTCTTGGCAGATCCCGCCATCCCGCCAATAACAATCAGCGCGTAAACGCTCCATTGCTGCCCCAGAGAGCCGCACAGTGCCTGAGACTTTGCCTACACGCACCTGAGGCTTACGCTTGGGCTTAATACGCTTGCTAGAGCGCTTCAGTGAGGATCTGGCTGGCATAGGTACAGAGAAGTCAGTCACGGCGCCATCTCCAGCGAATCAATAAAGGCTCCAGCAGATTCGCGCTCGGCTGCTTCTGACGCCAGCTTTGTCAGTTCCAATTCAGCGTTGAACTTTGATTTCGGCGCTCCCTTTTCGGGATACATGGCGCGAAGCTTGACCATCTTTTCGGCAACGTGCTCGATGGTGGCTGTTGCTGCCTCTTCTATTTCCGCGAACTTGGCGGGATCGGCAAAGAGTCTCTTGCGGAACATGCGGAACTCTTCAGGCAGTTCCGGCGCTATGTCGGGCGGGCAGTAGCTTACAAAATCCCACCACTGGCGCTCACAGCACAGCATGTTGGTATACATCTGCGCCTGGTACTCTTCGGGGATTTCATCGTTTTCGAGGTACATCACGTGGTTATGAAACAGCGGAACCTTGATTTCCAAGCCGCCATCTTTCCCGCAGAGCCCGTCAGGACTGCTGCCCAAATAGTCAAAGCGGGGATGCAGCACAAATCCCGTCTGATCAGGCTCCACTCCAAAGCGCTGCCAATACTCAACTCTGGCTTCGCCTTCGTACTGCGCTCCGATTTCCATTGGCTTAGAAACGTAGTGGTCGGCAGAGACTCCGGTGATCCGTTCCCATGCAAGCTCAGAGACGTAGTTCCAATGCGCCTGCTTCCAATCACCCTTGCCGCCGTTCTTGGAGGCTCGGGTGAGCTTTGCCATCGCATCGGCCATCCGGGAGGCTGTAACCCGCCCTGTGCGTGCCTGGTGCCATTCGTGCGTGCCTTGCTCAGTGCAAACAATCCTCATAGGAACCTCCGCTTGCACTCTTCATAAACGCGGCTCATCTTCGACTTTTCATGAGGGCTGATGCTGCCGGCGAACTTGTACGCATCGGCGAAGACGTTCTTGAGTTGTGGCAGATCAGGGGCCTGTCTCAGCGCATCGGCGTAGTCTTGAAGCTCGGCTTCTTGCTTCTCTGAAATCAGCGGGCCTTGCACGTTGCCGTCGTTATCGTCTTCTCCGATCGCCACATTAAAGATGCCCTTGAGTAGATAGCGGCGGGCGTAGGAATCAGCCGCGCCCTCTGCATGAATAGGCGTCATCACGTCGTTGCCCTTTGGTCCCTTGGTAGAGGCTGTCAGGTCTTTGCGGTAAGGCCGGGTAATGCCAGAGCGCGATACATAGGCCACAAAGCGAGTCTTGCCGGGTGTGGGGCAGTCTTCCTCACCAAAGCTGATAGAGAAGCCTTCCGACGTGTAGATCGGCCTCAGAACGCGGTCCAGCTTCGCGTAGGTGGCATAGTTAGAGTGAGTCTGGGGGTTGTTGGCGTCGGCTGAGATGCGCTCCATCTTCCGCTGGCAACGGTTCAGCGCCTCATCAAAGCTAACGTTGTTCTGATAGTCCCGTTCACGCTCCATCAAAGCCGTAATTCGCTCGATGGCTTCAATGCCTGCTTTGTTCTCCAGCGCAATCTGCAGCAACTGTCCAGCAGACGGTTCGCGCTTGGGCAGGTCGATTCCAGGTAAAGGCTGTTGCAAAGCTAGGCTCATGCCCAACTCCTATGAACTTCGTGGATGGATTCAATGCCGTCGTACTCGTCGATGTGATACTCGACACCATCGGGAACGTTAACGATCTTCAGTTCTGCGAACCCGCCGTTAGCCTTCTCTCCCAACTCCTCTATTGCTTGAATGAGGGGAGCATAGTGACGCTTGTCGCGGTCGTATCGCGATTCGTGGCTGTGCTTGTTCCACGCTTCGTTGCTGGCTCTCCGCTCATCCATGGACTTCTCATGCCAATTGCGCTGACTAGGAAGCACGGAGATGTCGGGAATGTCATAGGCGCTCCACATGCCTATTCGAGAAGTCTTTGCATCCTCCTCAATCTCTTCAATCGTTGTGGGGATCTGTGGGGCATACAAATCCGCCCCCATGTCGCGGCGAAAGAAGTAGCAGGGGCGTCCCTCAATCTCCGCGATTCGCGCTACAGCCCGCGCTGATAACCCGAAGCCTCCATAGCATTTGTTGATTACGACCTTCACGCAGCCTCCTTGTGCTCTTCGCCGCAGACGCCAACCCAATCACCGCAGACTGCGCAGACCTTCCGGCACTCAGAGCAATAATCTGTTTCTTGGTTGTTGCGGATAAACGCCTCGATTGGTTCATCCTGCCCGCATCCAGAACACGCCTTGTAATCAATTCCGCAGATCATTGGGCTACCGCCAGTTCTCCAGCAAACTCTGGCTTGAGCGTCCAAACCACGTCTCCGTTCTGGATGGCAGGAACCATGATGTCCTTCTTGTTGACGACATACTTCACCGTCAAAATGCCGAAGTTCATGGTCACGTAAGAAATGCTTGCCGTGTTAGGCAGCGTGTCAATCGTTGCCCCACTCGCAATCAGGATTGCGACCTCTTCCGGCTTGGCGCTGTAAATGGAAATCTCGCAACGATGCTGAAGTTCGGGATGCTTCTCAAGCCATTGCGCATATTCAGCAAGGCCGCTGATGTAAGACTTATCGGTCGTCATTTCTTCACCACCTTCTCCACAACGTCATCAACATGCTGCTGGATCTCGGCTGACACGTTCTGGACGTTGGGCTTGGGTACATCTATGCGCAAAGCAGTGGGATCGTACTGCACCCATAGAGAGACAACGCCGACGATCATCGCCATCACTGCCAGAACAACAACCAAGGCAGTCCAGCGCGGCAGGCGGCCTAAGTGAATCTCGATAGAGGGGCGGGGCTTGGGTTCTGCGTAGATGAATCTCATTGAGTCCTCGCTTTCTTCGCGTGGTATGTCTTCGCAGCGATACGGTTGCAGCTCCGGCAGATGCGAGTGCCTCGCCAGACGTAGAGGTTTTCGCCAGATAGCTGGTGCCCTTTCGGGCAATGAGTCTTATAGCGGGCGCGTGCAGCACGAAGGAGGTTTTCGCGGTTAGTCACAGCTTCAAGATGCTGCGGGTTTACACAGCGCGTATTGCGGCAAAGATGATCGATCACAAGTCCGCATGGGATTGGGCCAACAAATGCCTCATACGAGGCCCTATGAGCAGCAAGCGTGCGGCTCTTTAAGGGCTTGCCTTCTGCATCCCTCCGTCTGCGCGTGAGGCGTCCATAGCCCTCACGATCCGCCTGAAGTTTCCACTCCCAGCATTGGGTGATCGGGTTGATTGCAACGCTGCTCTGAATCTTGGCCGCGAGGTCCATTGCTCACCGCCCGCCTGTCAGTTGCAGCACAGAGAACAACGCCAGCGCCCCAAGCGCCATAAAGCCCACGGCAAAACACCAGTCCACTGCCACAGACTTGAGCGCCTGCCAGCCGATTGAGCTTGTTTGTATGTCGGTTGAGCGGATTTCGGCGGGAGCAGAACCGACTATTGAACTGTCGTCACTAGTTCCGCTCGGTAAACATGCAAATTTCGAATCGTAACTCATGTTTTCAAACCCTCAGATTTGAACTACTGAACTGTGAGAAAAACTAAGCCGCGGCCTTTTTGCGGAAGACTGTTTCGGTCACAATCTCTTTCTCGAAACCGAATGCTTCTGCAACTAGATCACTGATTGGACGCTTGCCTAGCAGGATGTCGCTGAGGTACGGAGCACTTACGCCGATGCGCTCGGCAACTGCTTTCTGGGTTGATTTATTGCATTCCGCCCAGATGGCGTTTAGCACGTCTTCAGAAGTGAATGTTCTAGGCATGAGAGAGACAATAAACCGGATTGACTAACAGTGTCAATAGGGTAAGCATATTTATTTTTGGGAGGTTTTTCGGATGTCATATGGGATGACTTTTTGAGGGCCTTTGCGCCCCGGTGCTTCGAGTGCATCTAGCGCTGCTAGCTTGGTGTCATATTGCTGGAAAGAATAGCGATCCTGCATGGCCTGCGAGATGTGGCCTGCGATTTCCTTTGATACCTGGGGGCTGACGGATGGGCTGGAGAGCAGCTTGGTGATCGCCTGCACTCGGCAATCATGCACGCGGAAATAAGGTAAACCGGCCTTTTTGCGAATGTTTTTAAATGCTGTTGTGATTGAGACCATAGGCTCAGTAAGCACCCACTTTTGGCCCTTGCCGCGCGGCCTATGCGGAAGAATGAATTGCGCGGGATTGTTGCCTCCAAGGCCCTCCCAACGCTCGATAATCCACAGTATTGAGTCGTAAGCTGCGCGATTCAAAGGGATAGTGCGGTCTCGATATTCGTTCTTTGCGCCATCGATTACAGTCAGTACGCGGTCTCTCAAATCCACATCCCGACGTCTTAGTTTGCGCAGCTCACCGAATCCCAATGTTGTGGAAAGCATGACGATCATGCAGTGCGCGGCCAGTCTCCACTTGGGCCGGGAAAAGGCGATCTCCCGCAAGGCCTTTTCATCCTCTTCTTTGAGCGCATGGCCACCGCGACGTTTGGGAACCCTTAGGCGTTTGTACTTTTTGGCTTTGATGTTCGGCTCCCATACTCCAGCCTCATCGAGAATCTGCCGAAAGATGCCCAACTCGATATTGACCATTGGCCGCGACACCTGATTCTGGCGCTCCTCCTGGTAACTGCGCACGTTACCAATATGTATCGATTCCAATGGCATCTGCTGAAAGAATGCCTTCAAGGGAATCAGATTTTTGCCGTAGGTTACCCGCGTACTCGGTTTGCAATCATGCTGCTGCAACCAAGTATCTGCCGCTTCAGAAAATGGCGTGGATGGATCGAGAGAAACGAACCCCATCGAAAGTTGGCCCCGGCAGGCTGCACAATTCACATGGTTTGGGGAATGAACTACTACTTGTGCGGCATTACTTGCGTGCAAATGTCGTTCAAGAGACATAGCTCCGTCCATACCCTGAATAGGGAATTACCCTGAGGGTGACTAAAGGGAATTGTTTTGGGGGCCGAACAGCGACTTTGGTAACGTGGCAATATCTTGCGACGGGGAACAAAGAAAGTCAACAGTTATTTTAATAATTGTGCTAGTGTTTTGCTATGGGCACAAAGATCACGACAATCGCCTTCGACAAAGATATTCTGGACGCGCTGGATGCCTTCTGCCGAAGCAAGAAGCCTAAAATGAGCAGAACTGCGGTCGTCAACTTGGTGGTGCTGGACCATCTGATCAAGGTCAAGGCATGGCCGCCAAAGAGGTCTAAGTAATGCTGTACTGGCTATCGCATGACTGGTTTGGCGGGTACATCTGCGGCATGGTCGTGATGATCTTCGTGCAGCCAATTGTGAGCATGATCGTGGATAAGTGGAGGTCCAAATGAAACTCTCAGCAATCCTTCTCTTGGTTATGTTGATTACCCATCGCGCGTTAGCGGAGAAGACTGAGAAACTGCGCCACCCAACAATTTGCAGCACCGAGGAGCAGTATGACTTTGGCGATAAATCTTTGGCGACCGAGGCCATCAAGACCTGCCAAACTGACGAGAGTCAAGTGTTTGATTTAGTGCGGCATTTCAAAAAAGATGGATGGACGGTTGAATCAATAGAGCACAAAGAAACGCAAAAGCAGTGGAAGGTAGTGTTAAAGCTGATGCAAATACAGATGCAGTGGAGTACCCAATGAAAATTGGAGCAATCCTTCTCTTGGCAGGGAGTGTGAAATGAGCGAGCGCCTAGATAAGTGGAGCGACGAAAAGCTTGCGCAGGAACTGCAATTTGCGCTCCGATTTGAGCATGCGGGTAGCGGCATGCCAGTGGATAGTCATAGTCGCATTTTGTGCGAGGCTGTTGCCAGAATCCTTATGCGCTTGCCAAAGAAACGAAAAAGACGGGCTACGAAGGCAAGCAAGGAGCAGCCATGAAAGACATCATAGTCGTACGATATTCAGAATCTAGGCACCCTGACGAACTACCTAGTCCTTCTGGAATCGATCCAGATGTGTTCGAAGGGGTAGCGGGTGAGCCTGAATCCATGCAGCGTATTAAGACGTCTTCGCCAAAGAATGAGGAGCAGCCATGAAACTTCTGTCCGTTCTGTTTCTGGCAGGGAGCGTGGTGGGGGTGGGGACGAGCGCGTGGGGCCAATCAATCGACCCGTCTTGTGCTGGGCACCTTCCTTCTACTGGAGAATGTCTTTCGCCCTCATGTCCAAGTGGTTGGTATCTAACGACCGATCAGAAAAAGTGCAATCTAATCCCCTCTAAACAGCCCAAGCCTCTGAAGTGCGGCAAGTATGAACGACTGGCTCCGATAACTACACCGTGCGTGCGGAACATGTACAACTCCGAATGCGAGGTGCTTGGATACCGATGCGAAGATCAGATGCACCCCCTTACAGAGAAGGAGTGGCAGGAGTTGATGGCGAGGCTGAAGGCGCTAGAGCAAAATAGATGATGGACCCTTTTTGGTTTGACGAATGTCTTTTCGAGTTGCGTGAGATGGTGCAGCAACTACTTCGTGAACCCGGTGGCAAGGTAGAAAACGCGGAGACAATCGAACTACTGGATAAGGCGATCATGGCTATCGCAATCATGCGCAACAAACGGGCGAGGGCATTGGAGCAGAGGAGCAAGTGATGACACAGGATCAGCTTTGGAATTGGCTGCTGCAAACATGGGACGGTGGATTCATTCTCGGGGCGCTTTCGGGGGTCTTTGCCGTGCTCTGGACAAGCCCGAAGAATCCGGTTTGGAAGACATTGAGGAGCAAGTGATGAGCGAGGGCAGAATTGTAGTGCCGGAGGGGATCACCGGAAGAGTGTTTCTAATGTTGCGCAAGCTGAATGATTATCCTCATCCTGACAGCAAAGAATGCGGCAAATTGCTTGTTGTCGCCGTGGCTGTATGCGAAGAATTTGCCAGAGCGCTAATTGAAAGTCCGATTACACCAACAAGATCGCAACTGGACGCGATGTATGACAGTATGAAGACGGTTGGGGATGCGGCAGAGTATATGGCTGTCGAATGGCAACGCCGCATGTTCCTTGCTCCAGAGCCAGAGATTCCAGAGGACGTGAAGGATTTGCTGCGCGGCACACTTCCAAATGGCGGTTACTGCGTCTCGGAAGAAGTTGGGAAGCTGGTCATCGAAGCCTACCGCCGAGGCCAGAAAGCCCCCAAATAAGAAAGGCCAGAGCCTAAGCCCTGACCTCGCGTTTGCATCCAAGTCAGCAGGAGAACACTACTATGCTGACACTGATTTTGCTCGTCTTTGCGTTTGTGTGCCTCATGCTGGCAGCGTTCAATGTACCGACGCCGCCAAGAGTCAATCTGGGATGGCTAGGCATGTCGTTCTGGTGCCTGTCTATTCTTCTGGGCGATGCTCACTTAAACCTGCGCTAAAACGCAAAAAGAGGGGCCGGAGACCGCTCTCCTAGCCCCTAAGTTGCCTTGGTTCTTGACGCCGGGTAAGCGCCAAGCTTATGGGGTTGGCGGGGTGAGTTTCGCTATCTCCGCATTGGCTGCCGCAATCACGGAGTCCCAGTTCTTGTCGGCATTAGCAAGCAGGGTTTCGACATCGGGCAATCCGGCTCCCGAGTTGGCTGCGCGGATCTGGTTGTAGACCTGGGCTCCGAGTGGAAGCAGGAGTTGCAGGAGTTGGGCGAGCGCGAGTCCATTCATATGGTGCCCCCTTCAATCGTGACAATGACGGCCAAAGCTGTTCTTACGCCCGTCAAGGCAATCTGGTACTTCTGCTTGGCATCGGCAGACTTGATGTAGAGCGCACCCGATGCGTTCAATTGGTCCACCGTGGCAATGGCCGTGGTAACGCACTGGATGGTGCCCTGCTTGGTTGTGGCCGTCCGAATGCAGGAGTCAGCCGTCTTGCCCATCTGCGCAACAGAGACGAGCTGCTGCTCAATGAACTTGTGATCTTCTGCCGAGACTGCGCCAGCCTGGTAGGAGGCTATTTCGACTTGCTGAAAGCCTTGGACGGCAATGGAGGCGTTTTGCGCGGCCGCGGCGATCTGCTGTTGCTGCGTACCGCTAGGGCAGCCGCAGAGCATGACCGCCAGTGCGGATAGAGCGAGTATCTTTCTCATGGTTTCTCCTGTGGTGGGGTAGCTGCTGCGACTGCGGCGGGGGTAGGCGGGTTTGGTGAGGAAAGCACCTTCTCGGCGGCTGCAACCGCACCGGCATCGCTACTGGAGTGGCTGTATTTGAGAATGATCCCGGCCGCTGTCAGAATGCCTGTGCCGATCTTCGGGTGGGCAGTGAAGAAGCCCAGAACAAAATCCCTTAACTGCTGATCGGTGGTAATGGCAGTGGCTGCGAGGATTGCCACCGCTGCGATGCTATGCGCTGTGACATTCTTGGATTTGAACCACGCCACCACCGAATCGATGTTGATGTTGATGCTCATTGAAGGTTCCTTTCCTTACATGCGTACAGAATTAAGCCGCAAACGATGATGGCTAAAATCAGGCACAGCGCCGTGCTCAGGTCGTTTTCGTCCATAACCCAATTTCTCTCTGCCTGCGTGCGATAAGTCCCGGCAGTTTCTTTCCCCCCGCGAATACCCAGCGCTCGAGTTCGGCTGGCACTTCATCCCGATAGCCCGAGTTCAATTTGCGCAGCAGAGTGGAATTTCGAAGCTGGCCTATGCCTTCGTTGAAGGCAAAGTCCGTGAGCGCGTCCAGTTGCCCTTGCGTAATCGAGACGTGAACGAGTTTCAGCACGCCTTCGCAGGCAATCTGCAGATCCGCGGCAAGCTGTGCGCATGCTTGCGCAACGGTCCACTCCAGCCCATCAATCACTTCCGGCCCAGTATGTCCGAATCCGATTGTCCAGATGCCGATGGGATCACGATAGGCCCGCAATGAGCAGCCCTCCGAGTCCTTGACGAGTTTCACGCAGTCATCGGAATAGGTCACTTTTTTGCCTTTGCTCTCTTTGGTCTGTCGAGTTCCTTCTTCTCTCCCTTGGCAAGGAAAGTTTCCTCAGTCAGCTTGAGCAATTGCGTCAGCCTGCCATCGACACGCACTGAGAGCTTCTGCACTAGCACAACCAGCACGGTAAAACCCCCAGCAATGATCGTGTCGAGAACCTTGTCAGTCACAGTGCTCCCTGATGGCCCTGGGCCTCTTTATACTTCGCTAGAATCGTGTCAGAGACGCCCTTCTGATAGTTCAGTTGGCCGTAGGTTTTCATCTCTTCAAGCGTGTAAGTTGTGCCACTGGCTGGAGTTGGCGGACATGCGGGCTCTCCCACACCTCCGCACGGTCCTGTCTTAGGTCCTGGCATGATTCCCCCTTACTGTTGCGCGTAGTAATTGGCTAAAACGGAATAGGTGGAGCTGTGCAGATGCAGCTGGCCAATGCCATGCTTGGAAATCTCGATGCTCACAAAGATTCCCACTGCGCTGATGACAAGGGCCATGACTGCGGCCAATGCCATGATGATGTTCAGTTTGAGGCTGTTCGCCTTGTGCTGTCTTGCCTGTTCCAAACTTGCTCCAATGGCTTCGCTCATATGGGCCTCTACTCGTGAGATGAGTCCTGGCTGCCCATTGTCGTAAAGATCCTCACAAACTTGCTGTACAATTCGCTTCAGAATTGCCACATTTTCTGTAGGCGACTTACCCCACTCGATGTGCGCCAACTTGTCCCCCAAGGCCCCAAAGAATCCCTGCACCTCGCGGCTGGGCTATTACTGCCCTAGCAGGGTTCAACATTTCTTGCATCCAATTCCAAACCATCTGCACCAGAAGCCCTTACTTGCCAGACAGGGTGAAGACAACGGTAACTTGCCCAAGAAAGGTATTCGAGACGCCGCTACCACCTCCCGTTGTGGCCAAGGTTGACCAATAGCAATATGGGGTTCCTGCAACTGCCGTTGAATCGTTAAATGTTCCCTGATTACCGAGAGGGGCTTGCGCTGTGATTGGGGTTGCGGTCACAGCAATAGAACTCGATAACGTGGTGCCACTGGCCGGAACGCCTGTAGTGGGACAATTGCCCGCTACACGGAAAAGCGTTGCCGTGCCGGGTGCGTTGGAATTTAGGATTAGCCCTTGCCCTGATTGGCCGTAGAGCCATCCATTTGCAAGGGCAAGCGAGAAGATTGCGGCGAGTTTAAGAAAGGTCTTCATGTGGCTCCTATTCGGGTGAGATGTTGCCAGTTTCTTCTGCCCAGTCTGCAACCGCGTCTTTAGCTTGCGAGAGCAGCACGACAGCATCAGTGAGCCGCGTATGGCAGCCAAGCGCTTCTACTTCCTGAATAAGGTCGTGAATGGCTTTCTCGGCTGGAATCCAACGAAGCATGTTGGATCTACGAGCTATACCGTTTTCAATTAACATCGTTTCCTCCTACTGAATCGTTCCTGTGCCTGAGAATGTCTGCGTGCCTGTCAAAGTGACGTGTACCGTAGGCGGGGCAGTGATCGTGTAGAGCGCCGAGCCTACTGATGAATTGCTGAAACCTGATTTAGAAGCAATCGCCTTGACGGTTGTGGTCACAGCAACCGAGATGGCACCCGTGTAAGGCGTTGAACCTGTCGTTGGCGTCGAGCCATCCGTCGTGTAGAAGATCGAAGCCCCAGAAGTGGAATCCGAGATGGTCACAGATTGCGTGCTGGTATACGTTCCCGCTGCAGGGCTGAAAGTCGGAGTAGCAACCGCTCCGTTGATGACGTAAGCCGCCGAACCCACGCCTGAATCAAGGAAACCAACCTTAGAAGCGATCGCCTTGAGCGTTTGGGATATGCTGACGGTCACTGCGCCTGAATAGGTAGTGCCATGCGTGCAAGCCCCTGCCCCGTTTGCTGTAGGGGTGCTGCCATCGCTTGTATAGCAAAGCGTGGATCCAGACGTGGAACTTGAGATGGTTACATTTTGCGTAGGCCCGTAGCTTCCTGCCACAGGGCTAAAAGTTGGTGTGGAAGCTGCCCCGTTGATCACATACGCAGCAGATCCAACCGAGGAGTCAGCCAGCCCGGTTCCACCTGCTACCGCATAGAGCGTTTCTGACGTTGAAACCGAGACTGGCCCAGAGTACAGAGTGCCTGTGGTACATCCAGTGGTTCCATTCGTTGCAGGTGAGCCGGTCGTGTTGTAGCAGATTACGGTGCCTGAAGTAGTCGAGATAGCAACTGACTGCGTAGATCCGTAAGAGCCTGCGGCCGGTAGAAAGGTCGGAGTTGCAGCCGTAGCCCCGTTGAACAGCAAAGATGCCGTCGAGTTCAGCGTGACCGTTCCGCTCAGAGAGGTAATCGTTCCCGAGATGTCCTGCTTATGCGTGAAAGACGTTGATTTGGTGCAGGTAGCCGGGTTCTGGACTGCGCAGAAAGCAATTTCAGAAGCTCCCCCATTCAGAGGCACCACCCAACCCGTTCCGCCTGTGATCGAAGCGCTTGATGCAGCGCCGATGGTTGTAGCCGCATTCAGCCAAGAGGTCGTTCTTTGCAGCGCGTCGTACCAATCTGAATTGACCCCTGCTGATTTCTGCCAATAGCATCCCCATTTGGTTGAATCGCAGGGCGAGTCAAAGGCGAGATAAAGCATGGAATTGACGGGAGGCACGCCGTTGGTCACGTTCGGGTCTGCGGCCGTAAGCACGGTAAATTCGCTCACGTATGCAATGCCAAAATCGGTATCCCCATTTAGCTGACTGATCTTTCCTAACCCACCCTCCGTGATGTAGATAGGCAGATGGGCAGACCATGAGACATTTCCAGCCTGATTGAGAGCCGCAGTTTGGAATCTGCCCACCTGCTGATAGATCGGAACGTAGCAAGAGTTATTGGGGGTGTTTCCAGATGTGCACGTGGTCCCTGAATACGCCACGTTGGACGTTGGCGGGGGCTCAGGTGCGAAGTTGTCTCTTGCGGAGTAGTTGTGGAAGGATACCCCTTGATAAAGTCCCTGATCGGCCTGCGGGACTAGAGCCAGCAGCGCCGCCATGTACACGTCATACTGAGGGTTCCCCGTTCCGTTTGACCCTACCACCGCAGAAACAGACCCTAGTAGCATCTTGGTGGCCGAGGTACACCATTTGGCCTTGATTTCTGCGATGTCATCGGACATCTTGATGAATTGCGCAGGGGTTCCTGACCACCCTACCAGCGAAGATGAGCCAGAAAACGTTGCTACCTCATTGCCGGCTTCGATCGCGTCGAGATTCGGACATGCTACAGGTGCCACAGGCTGAGAACTGAGTCCGGTGACGTGCATCATGTGCGCCGTCGTGAACTCTTTCATCGAGCAGTCAGTCGTAGTGGTTCCTGTAAGGACGTTTTGACACGCTGCCGAGGTATTGAGGTCAGTCGGAGGGCCGTCTGTCGTGGTTCCGAGCCCAGTCATCCAATTCGGCCGCGCCTGATAGGTAAAAACGACTTTGGACGCATGCGAAGTGGTTGAGGAAACCCACTGGTCGTAGGTGGTCCAGTTGTACGTGCCCCGCGTGCCTTCAATGTTCGAGATTCTGACCCCTGAAGATGGCTGCATTCTGTCATCAACAGGAAAAGGAACCGGAGTCATCGTTGGGGAACTTCGCATCATCGAGAAACGTGTTTTTTGCTTGCCCACCGTGAACGCCGCGGAGCCGACTGATGAGTTGGTATATCCCGTAGCCACAGCCAGAGACTTCAACGTCTGGGTAGCAAAGACGTGCAGCGGAACCTTGTAGATGGCGCTTGAGGTCGTAGGCGTAGACCCGTCTACCGTGTAGTAGATCGTTGCGCTTGGCGTAGAAGTGGAAATGGTTACAAACTGTGGCCCAGTGTAAGAGCCTGCCGTGGGTGAGAATGCGGGTGTTGCTGCTGTGCCTTGAAAGGTGGCAGTTACGGTGCATGGGCTGTTGGGCATTGCCCCTGCATACGTGCTCGTGCCGGACCCTCCACATCCAGTCACAGAAGAGATAGTCGAGCCTGCCGAGGCTGAGACCGAACAGGTATACGGATCACCAAAAGCATAATTGCCAGGGCAGCCGGTGATGGTTCCGCTGCCTGTTCCTGCTGTGGCAGTCGAAAGCGTGTAAGTCGTTACGCCGCCTGTGAGCGGGTGCGGGTAGGCAAATGGGGTGTAGGAGGCGCTTGTCCAGGTGTTCGTACTCGTACATTTATCCAGCACGCCGCTTCCAGCCCCGTTGCCGCTCGAATTCCATGAACCCTGATCGGTAGAGAAGTAGGCCACGCCGGTTGTACAGGTAGCTGGACGCGACGATCTGACGCCTTGCCCGGTTCCCACAGTGCCATTGAACGTTGAGGTACAGCCGGTCCCGCTTGAGGGGTCGCACCAGAGATAGAAATCCTTGTTAGATGTCAGAACGTCCGGGTTGTAGTCAGCCCAGAACGACCCTCCGCAGCCAGAACAATTCTTGGTATTCGCCCAATCGTAAACCGGGTCTAAAGCCTCATGCACCCATGCAATCGTTCCCGTCGTTGAATTGACCCATGAAGGAGCGGAGCCGGTGATCAGGTCGCCTTTACCTCTGCCGGGTTGGTCGATGCACGCATATCCCGTAGTCGTTGGGGTGTTCTGGTCCCACGCCGAGCCAGCACCCGAAAGTCCTGAATCTGTTCCGCAATATCCCCAGCCGCCCGGTGTCGGCGATTCCGAATACGTTGAGTTGTCTCTGCGCATCGAGTGAATCGTGGCAAAGTTGGAGTAATTCAGCGTAGTGTTGTGCCACACCATCGCCGTACCAGACGACATGAAGAATGCATTGAACGAAGGTGAGCCGGGGCTTGGCGCACTCATGTTGTTCTGGTACATCTCGTATGCCCGGCAACCTCTTTCGTCTGCTCCACCGCCGCCTGTAGGGTGAGTCTGCACCGAGGAGCCGTTCGTCATGGTGTTGAAGCGAACTACCGCCCTGCCACCAAAGGTGCAGTCGTCGGTTCCGTTATCAAGCGAGTTGGCTTCGACGTAGAAGAATTTGCTTGTGCCGTAGTCTGTATTTGCTGCCCACGATCCATCCCCGTATCCTGCACTGGAGCCTTGGTTGTACGAGGGGTTCCAGATGTGCAGATAGTTGAGGTTGCCGCCTGACTCCTGAATCAAGTTATGGTCAGCCACGCCAAAGCAGTCTTCGGTGGTCATGAACGTTGACACACCCGAAGAATGGTTGTGGTCGTAGCGGAACTGACCATTTCCGGTGGTGTCCGCAGCGCACGCCACGACAATCTGCCCATGATCGGCAACGGACCTTGACCCTGATGCAAATGTCACGCCAGTAATGCGCAGGAATTTCCCTGTCGGCACAGTGAACTGGATTAGCTCAACTCCGCTGTTCGCTCCTGAATCTTGAATCGTCGTGTGATCTGTGCAGGTGACGGAACCGCCTAGAAGCGGATCGCCTGAACCTGAACATGCCGTAGCCCCTCGAATCGTCAGGCTCGTGACTCCAGCAGGGATCGTGTAAACCAGCGGGGTGCTCCATGCCGATGTGCCGGAAGGTATGTTGACCACGACCGTTGCGTTTGAGTTTCCGCTGGAGGGCAGCGCAGCCAGAACCGCAGCCTGACTCGTACTCGCTGCATTGCAGGTTGCAGTCGTGCATGTCTGCGCCGAAAGTTGTAGACCTGAGCCAAGGGCAAAGAGGTATACTGCCGCCACTATGACAAGACGCTTCTGGCTATCGATCCTCGCTTTTACCGCTTTCAGTGTCGTCATAGTCCTCTTTTACTGGGCATCACAGGGCAATCTCTTTTAGTTCACTACTTCGCTGATCACGTTGAAGGTGTCGCTTCCGTTGCTCGAGAACACCTGATAGCCGCATTTCGACAGCGTTCCGACGCTCTGCGTTCCCACCGTCTGATAAGTTGACCCGCCGTCAATCGAAACCTGATAGCTGATCGTTCCGCCGCTTTTCACGATCTTGACGTGCGAGTATTCAGAGCCTCCGTAAGCTCCATAGGCCCATGTGCTAGGCGTGGAGGAATACGACGGGTTTCCACTGCCTGAGTAGTTGTAGATATTGACCTGAAGCTGAAAGATGGACTTGCCGGAAGTGTCCATGTTCACGCTGTTGCCAAAGGCATATATCTTGCTGTTGGTCGAGTCGTAAACATAGGCTGCAAGCGTTGATCCTGCCCCGCCTAGAGAAGTCGATTCGAGCGAGAACAGTCTTCCTACCAAGTCAACGCTGGTTGTGCAGGTCTGCGACTCCCACCGCGCAGAAGTGGAGCCGTTGAAGGTAGACAGAACATTGCCGTTTGCTCCAACTGTTACCGTGGTCGGCGCAAGACTGTTGATCCATGTCGGGCTGGCGAGAGGTTTAGTTACCTGGAATCCGTCATGGTCAAAGAAGTTTGTGCCGTTAGTGAAGTAGGGAGGAGCCGCAGTCAATCCAGACCCGCCGCTCGCTGGCATACAATCTGCCCCCGCCGATGTCAGGCAGGCCAGTTTGTGAGTCGAGGCATTGGTATAAAGGCGGTCGTTGCCTGCTCCAGGGTTCGACGGTACAGCAATCTCTGTTACGTCCTGATAGCTGGCGCCCACGCCTGCACTAAACGCCGAACCTCCCACCACTGCCGCTGTTACAAACGCCGTCGATGCGGCCTGTGTTGTGTTGGTTCCTGGTGCTGCGGTTGGTACAGTCGGGGTTCCAGTGAACGCAGGCGAAGCAAGAGGAGCCGAGTAGATCGTTCCTGTTCCCGCATCGCTGACTGTCGCACCCGGCTGGTTGATAATGTTTCCCGTAGCGCCCGACATGATGCAGATGTCCGTCACGTTCCCGGCAAAGGTATTCCCCGCGATAGTGTTGTGATCGCCGTAGATTCGGATGCCGCAAGTACCGCTCTGCGACTGCCCACCTATCCAATTGCCGGTGACATTCACATAGCTCGCGTTCAGGATCACGCCATCAGCGTTTACCCATGAATTGAGGAGGATGTTGTATCCGGCCTGAGTAATAGAATTGTTCTGGATCGTCGCGCCCCACCGTTCCCAGTAGATGTTCGCGTTCTTGTTGGTCATGCCAGCGCAGGCCGCAGTGATACATCCTCTGCCAATCGTGTTTCCACTGATCAGGATTCCGTCGCCAGCTTGCGGCATGGAGGGAGTCGTTCCACCATTGCCTTCCGAGTAGATCCCTTGAAAGTTGTTATCCCAGATGCCGGAATTTAGGAGCTTATTCCACCACGATCCCGAGCCTGCATTGTTGCGCCAGAGAACTCCGATGCCATCGCTGGTTTCGTACAAGGAATCTGCTACGCCGGCATCATTGCCTCCGGTTGGACTCTGCATTTCTAAGCCGACGCCGCAGTTGTTGATGTTCAGGCGATGGAATCTTGGTGAATCCGTCCATCCGTTTACCGTGACGCAGGCGTTTGCATCCCATGTCGATGGGGTGCCTGCGGTAATGGCATTTGTCGTTCCCCACAGATAGACGTTTTCAAGAACGTTGAACCCGGCGCGGGTTGAGTAATTGCCGCCGACTACTCCCACTTGCACAAGATTGCCGCCCGAGGTCAGCGAGGAATCCATTCTGAGCTTGGTTCCCTGTAGACCTTCCGCGCCTGCGTTGGGCTGCGCATCAAATCCGGGAGAATCGCCTGCGATGTGATCGCCATAACCCGACATGATGATCGGAGTCAGGACGTTGTATCTGCCTCCAGCAAGCCGCACCACACCATTCCTGCCTGCCTGAAGGCTGGTCATTGCCGTCTGGATTCCAGCGTTGTTATCTGTCGTATTTACCCACGGTGAGGCTTCTGTTCCTGCTCCACTGGTAGCAAAAGCGTGTGCCCAGAGAGCATAAGGTATCGAAGCTACGGCGTTCGAGGAATTGCCGACTGCTCCGGTGCCTTGCGTGAGAGAGGAGGAACCACCACCGCAAGCTGCTCCAGCATCTGCGATGTCATAACCGTTCGCTGCGTATTGTGCGCAGTGGCCCGAGGTCGCAGCGGTCGTGGATGTGCCTACGAGAGCCTTAGCGCCCGTATTGTTCGGGTTCTTGAGAGGCTGATGCGTGGTCGATGAGGCATAGAGGATGTCATGCGAGGATGCCCCGCTTGGTGCTGTGCCTTCCGTTGCGTCCCATGTGCCGCCCTGTCCCGCCACAGTGCCCGTGGTTGAAACAGTTTTGGTTGTGACGTTGCCTGCTCCATCTGTCGTAGAGCCTGAGTCACCGCCAAATGAACCAGCATTGTTGTACTGAAGTTGGGTAGTCGAGCCGCCCGGTGATCCACCACCACCCGCAGGAGTCGTGTAACCGCCTGCTTGGTTGAGAAACAGCGAACTTGAGCCTGCCGCATTCAGCGTGACGCCATTGACGGTAAGACCATTGAGTGCCGTGGTCGTGCTGCTGGCTCCAATCGATGTTGAGCCGAGCGTGATCGGGAACCCGCTTGCACCACCACCCGTCAGAGGTGCCCAGATAAATGAGCTGCCAGATTGAACAACATCGCAGGCCACACCTGTGCCGCCCGTGTTGATGCAGTCGTTCGAATCCTTCATTACAATGGCAAGGCCCTGCGAATACTGAGCCGTTGGAGCGGTTGCTACCGTGTAGACATTGAGTGATTGCGGGAAATTGGGATCTAGCGAAAGGACCGGCTCGCCTGATGCCGTGCTGTAGTTCAGCGGAGGCACCACAAGGATGTTGGTGTCAGCTGGCGGGGCAGTGCCGGTGTAGTAGACAATGCGGGCAATCAAAGGAACCGTGAAAACGCTTGTTCCGCTGCTTGCGCCCGACATCCCTACGCCTGCATGGGCTGTGCCAGTTTCAACCGTTGCCCCGCTCAATCCAGTAAGCTGCGTGTATTGCTGAAGCGGATAGGTGACTGCCGAGCCAATAAGGGTAGTCGAGGCATCTGTCACGCCTGACGTGCCAACCTGCCAGGGAGCCGGAGATGGAGCACAGTGCGAGCTTGAATATGACGAGAATCCGCCTATCACCACCGAGTAAACGGCGGTAATGTTCCCTGGAACCACCCAAGGGGCTTGTGCTGACAAAGCGCCTGTATATGTCCAGTCTGCTCCAGCGCCTTCCGATCCGGCGCACTGCGGGGCTAGGCCTAATACCGCACCCTTAGTAGTTGCTGTGACTGTTCCTGAAGGCACAAAGGATGTCGAAACGGCGGTCGGATAGATGATGACGTACTGCCCCGCAATTGGGGGCGTGACGGTCATTTGAAATGCAGTTGTGCCTGAAGGAACTTCGCAGCTTACACGCGCCGTGATCGGGTCAGTTTGCCATTTGCAGTTCACGAACCCTTCATCGGGGGTAGGCAGGGTGTCGTCAAAATTGATATATGCCGGATTGGTCGCAAAGAGGCCGTCGAGGTTGACGTCATTATGTTGAGGTATCAGCGTTCTAGGGGAAGTGGCGTTGAATTGGATATGCCCTGCTGAGGGGTTGGCTACAGTCACAGTGGTTGAGTCGTCAAAGCTGACTGGCGAAGGCGTAAGAAGCGATACTCCGTTCACCTGAATAGCCGTTACCGTGCAGCCTCCAGAGCCGTTGGTAACGATGAACTGCCCTGCTGTGCCTGCTACCGAACACCCGCCCCCACCAGAAGAGGTCAAAGCAATGTTGTCTGCTGTCCAGATCGTAGAGCCGAGTGAGTCCTTGAGAATCAGCTTTATGGTTGGCGTGTCGCCTACCCAGATTTGCGCGGTGCCATTGACGCTCAGAATGATGGGGTTGGTGTTGACGTGCAGGCCAGTGGAATCCGTGTATGTCGGCGTAGGTGTAGTGGTGCCAGCAAGATAGGAATAGAGCTTACACCCGACGCAGGGTGCGCCAGATTGATCGACAAAGTACCAGAGAGGCTGAACCAGCGGCCTTTTTTGGGCAGGCGCAGGAATAGACGCCAGCACACACAACAGCGCGAACGGGATTAACCGCTTAAAGTTCATCTTGAATGTCCTCTGAAGTGGTGCTAGAGTTGCCGTTTACTGGCGATTTTGGGCCGCAAGGAATCTTTGGATTGCGATTTCTCGCATCTGCTGAGGTGTCAATTGCTTTGGATTGCCGGGTTTATAATTTGCGCCATTGTTGCGCAATGCATTAGCGGCTACTTCATCGGGTACAACGGCACCAGGCGCAAGTCTGTCTCCAAGCGCAGAGAGTCCTCGGCCACCGCGAAATAGTCCGGCTGCCAGAGCAGTTTTAACTGGTACGCTGTCCATCGCAGCACCAGCAGCCAAGCCTAAGAGGGGATGGCCGCCAGCTTCTCCAGCCATCAAGCCTGATGCGGCCATGCCAGCCTTGTAAATGTGCGCCGTGAGTGGTCTGGAACCTGTGTTTGCGCGTTCTTCCGCTCTGCCTGCCATCTTCAGCAGGTCCATATAGTTCTGATTGAGTGGTCCCACCTCTGGGACGGCCTCTTGGAGCACACCAGAGAGAGCGCCGACCTGCTGCTGCGTGACAGATTTCAGCCCGACCTGGGTAGGATCAGACCAGCTCGTAGCCTTGGCTAAGTCCTTCTTGATTTTCCAGACTTGCGAAGGCGTAAAACCGCCTTGAGCATTTCCCTCTTCAAATACGTTCTTGAACGTCGAGGCGTGATATTTCAAATCTTCAAGTAACCCTTTAGGTGCGCCGACTCCGGTTGCCACTTCATAGGCTTCTTTCATCGGTGCAGCTACTGCTTGGGCTACATCTTCAACCGGAATAAGTTTTCCGGTGGCGTCGGCTGCCTTATATGCCGTGCTTAGTTTGCTTGCCGTAGCGTCCACGGCATTGGAGGCCTTATCCGCGAGTGAAGCCATGGAGATAGCTGGGCCGTTGCCAGTTTCCAGGTATCCTCTTGCCGGATTCGCGCCACGCTTGAAATCTGATTTCAGTGTCCCGACCGTTCTATTCATTAGCCGGGTTCCGGCATCCTCTGCGACATTGCCAACCGTCTTGGCAATTGGCGCGGCTGTCTTCTTTGCCAGTTCAGCCGCTGGCCCAGCAACTTCCCCTGCTGCGTTGCCTAAAACTGCCCCACCGACGAGGTTTCCGGCTGCCTGAGCGGGATTCTCGATGGCTGATTGCGCCATCTGCTTTCCGGTATCGATCGGATGAGCGATCATCTGCCCGATGCCGCTGAGGGTATCGAGCGGGTGAACAAAAGGCTGAGTTACGCCTTGGATGGCCCCCGCGCCGAACTTCTGTGCCTGATTGACTAGGGCTGAATGACCCTGCTGCTGTTCAGGCGTAACAGTGGTCAGCTTATCAACGTACTTCTGCACTGCGTTACGATCGTCGGCAGGTGCGCTCGATACTGTCCCGCCGTGCTGCGCGGCCAAAGCATCGTAATCGACCTCTACAGAGCCGCCATGCTGCTTTGCAAGGGCATCGTAGTCGATTGTTGACGTGCTCACTGGAGTCCTGCCTTTTGCTTGAATGCGTCAGCCGATGCTTGATCTTTGAACGTGTACACCTTGCCGTTCGGCGCCGTGACGGAAAGCCCTCCACCGCCCGAACCCCCAAGAACACCATGCTTCTGCAGCGCTTCCTTGATCCCTGGATCCTGAAAGACGCGATCGACGGGGAAATCCGTCTGCGTGGCGTTCTTGAATTGATTCATCTGCGATTCAAGCTTGCCCTTTGAGAGATTGATTACTTCCTTGAGCGCAGCATCGCGCACGCTTTGACGAGAAGACATCAGATCGGAGGAGATTTTCTTGCCTTCATCAACTGTCAGTTTGCCGCCAGTCACGAACTGCCCGACTTCTCCCGTCAGGAACTCGGCATCCTGCTTGTATGCAGATGTTCCGGAGGTCGAAACGCCTGTCAAAAGTCCCTCCGAGAACCCAAGGTTTTTCGAGTTGTCGAGCGCTCTATCGGCGTGCAGGATGGCTGTTCCCAGTCTGCCAACGTTGGCACCCATCGAATTTGGTTTGTCGCTGCGCAGTGCCTGCGTGGCCGTATAGAGGGAGTCGGAATACTTCGGGTTGATTTCGTAGACGCGGGCGAGAACAGCGCGGTTGAATGGGTTGTTGCGTGACAGAGACGGGGCTTTTACATCGCCGTTGGCAATCTGCTGTGCCATTGTTTCGATGGCCTGCTGGTCCTGCGTTCCTTGCTTGGCCTTTTCGAAGTTAAGGCGCGCACCTTCGATACCCAATTGAGCTTTGCGTATTCCTATTTCCTGTTGCTGGTACTGTCCCTGCTGTTGGAGTCTCTGCGCTTCCTGTTGGCGCTGCATCTGCTCATTCTGCATCTGCGCCTTAGTCTTGGCCTGCTCCAGCAGTTGCGAGTCAGCCAGCATCCCTTTGCGCATCGTGTCGAGCGCCTGCCGAGCCTGCGCTGGGGGCTGCTGTGCGATCTGCTGCGCCATTTGGACGTGCTGAGGATCCAGGAGCCCTTGTTGCGCAAGTTCCTGCGCTTTCGAGATGATGGCCTGCGGCAATTCCGCGTCGGGAGTCTGCAACACGGTCGAAAATGCACCCCCAACCATGTCGTTCTTTTTCATGCGCGTTTCGATGTTCTTTGCGCCTGTGGTCGCATCGTCGGCTGCAATCTTGGAGTAGGTCTGCTGCATCTCCAGAGCCTTCGACTTGAGCCCCATGACGGCCTGAGCCGAAGCACCCTTTTTAATCATCAGGGTAGGCAGTTGGTTGATGTCTTTGCCGTCCCACTCCTGCATCGCGGCGGTTGCGGCCTGCTGGTCCTTCATCTGCTGCTGCTTCTGCTGATTCTCCAGCTCGCCAGATTGAACCTGTTGCTGGAGTGCCTGTTGACGCAACGGGGCTTCCGCCATCTGCTGCTTGAGGGCAAGAATGCGCCCAACAGGATTTTGCTGCTGATAATCCTGTTGCGGTAGGCGAAGAATCGGAATTGGATTGATCGATCCCATTGTTTATGCCCATCCTGTCGGTAATGCACCACCTGAACCTACGCCACCGCCGCCATATCCGCCCATGTTCTGCATTTGCTGGAGCATGTAAAGGTTGGACAGATCGCCACCGATGCCATTGAGCGCCCCACCCCATGCGCCAGCCGAGTTGAGCATTCCCGAGGCATTCGCATTTCCTGCGTTCTGGTAGGCGTTGCCCATGTTGGTTGCGGTGTTCAGCAGGTTGCTCTGTGCGCTGTTGGCGAAGTTTTGCCCTGCGCTGTTCAACTGCCCCGCTGCCGTCTGCCCGATGCCTGAAATCGCAGCCAGCCGGTTGAATTGGTTGTTCTGGTCGTTGTTGTACTGGTTATAGTTGGTCTGAAATCCTGTCAGAGCACGGTTATAGACGTTGTTGTATTCGTTCGAAGCGTAGTCTTGGCCGAACTGGTCGAGAGCTTTGGCCGTGCCTCCAGTCAATACGCCACCGCGAGCCGCTGCAGAGCGTTGCAGGATGTCACCGCCGATGTTTAAGCGCTCTTGATAGCCGGGATCGTTCTGCATAGTGATTCCGGTTGGTGCTTCAAAGTGGCCCTGATACGGGGTCATCAGAGAGCCGAACCCACTTCCTGGAATTGAGGAAGCGTTGCCCGTATCGCCAGGGTGTGAGCCTATGGCGCCCTGCGGGCCTCCAGTGAGATTCAAGCCGCCAACCCCACCGACGGCCCCTTGTGCGCCTGATGTGGGGCTGTAACTCCCACCACTGCCAAACATGCCCACCGCACCGCTCGTAGGACCGCTTCCTATCGCTCCTGCAGGGCTTGCCGTTGGCGGGTTGTAGCCGATTGGTCCTTGTGCGCCTGCCGTGGGACGAATGCCGATGGGTGAACCGCCGCCAGATGTCGGAGCCGGAGCGCCTGAAGGAATCTGGCCGACTGGAGTTGAACCCGCTCCCGGCAGGAGAGAGTGAGAAGTAGGCGTTGGCGACGTTCCCGCAGCGTTGGTGAATTGCTGCGAGGTCATCGGATGAATGCCCATGAGGTAATCAAGATTCGACAGTGCTCCGGTGCCAGATTGCAAACCGGGCTGGAGGTTTTGCTGCGTCTGGTTCCACTGCTGCTGCTGGAACTGGAGAGCCTTCTGTGAGGCATCATATTGAAGCTGTGCGGCGTTTTTGGCAGCGCTCGACTGAGCATCTGCGGCATTTCCGGCTGCGTTGGCCGAGAGCGCGGCCCCGCCCAGACTAGCCGCCCCGCCGATGATTGCCGCTGTTGCGATTGCTCCAGACATGCTTACTCTCCTGTAATGGTCACGGTGTTCAAGTCTTGTCTCCGAGACAGCAAAAGTTCATGCTCATCCGTAAATTCTTCCTCTGCCTCTTGAACTGTCTTAGCCGAGGTCGGAAAAATCATGGTGATAATCAGCGGGCCCACCGAAAAGAAAGCCTGTTTGCGTCCCTTGCAGCCCGGTATGACCTGATAGCCCCTGACAATCTTCCATTCGCCATCGACATACACACAGCCATCGCCAACCGTGATGACCAAAGTGGGAATCTTGATCAGCGCACCGACCAAAGGCGTGTAGGGTGGCATGGTTATCGTTCGTGAATACATGCCTGCGTGCAAAACATGGTCGGTAACAATCGGAACCTGCTCAGTTTCGAGCATCTTCGACTGCGTATCAGTCAGTAATGCGATGATTTCGGGTGACGTAGGCCTTAAAGCACTCGGCAAAACACGGAATTGGTCTTGCGGTAGCCCTTTTTCAGCGAGAGCAGTCGTTCCAACTGGCTCCCGATCGGTGCAATGTAGAGGATCACTATGCATCCTTCACCCTTCGCAAATTCCTCCATCGCATCCATGATCTCGATGCCATAACCGTTTGCGCGATGGCGCTTGTCAACAAACAGACTTTCGACAGTTGCCGCTTTTTTCCCGTAGTGCGGCAGAGTAGAAACAAGTAGCGAGGCGAAGCCAACTAGCTGATCTCCATAGAACCCTGCAAACATGTGAGCAAGCCCCATGCCCTCCATGGCTCGATACATCTCAGCCTGCGGGTTGATCGGGCCAATCTCAGGAATCGAGCACTCGGCTGCGTACTCATCCAGCAAGTCTCGAGCTTCCAGAATCTCGGCATAGGTGCTACGTCGGATCGACGTGTGCAGTGAGGATTCCATTGGTAAAGGTCAAGCTTCCTGTTGTGCCGCCTACTGTGAGAGGTCCGAGCGGGACCGTGACTGATTCGCCTGAGAGTGGAAGCTGCGCCGTGGTAAGGTTTCCTGCCACGTTGTTGAAATTCACCTGCGCATAACCAAATACGCCAGTAGTAGCGTTGTAGGTCTGCAGCCATTTGTTGATCACCAACGGAGCGTTGACGGCAGGAACCAAGCCCGAAACTGCGCCCACTGGTACATCGCTTGGCACCCATGCTGAACCGCTCCACAAGAGAGCGTTGTTTGTAGTTGGGCTTGAAGCAACGAGCGAACTGTAAGCCGTTGCTGCGCCGAGAGCCCCGTTTACCGTCGTCTTGGCATAGGTTGCCGTGTCTGCGATGTTGTCTAGGTTGCGATCTGCGACCACGTTGGTCAGTGAGTTAAGCTGGCCTACTCCTGTCAGGTTTTGCGCTATATGCGCTACCGTGCCAGGGTGTCCTTCGATGGTTGCTGCTGTTCCGATGACGCCATTGAATTGACCTAAGATATTCAGCGCACTGTTGATGGCCTGAATGATGCGATTGAAAACCACCTGCCCATAAGGGGTGAGGTTTCCCGTCTTTGCATCTACAAGCTGCGTATTGCCCGAGAGCGGGGAGACTACCAGCGCATTGACGTTGAATGAACTCATGGATTCCCTAAGTAAGCATCCCTGATCACTCGCGGCACGCGATCAGTCATCGTCCACTCATAAACCCTGTAACGCGATCTGCCGAGACGCCAGAAGATGACCCTTGTTTTGTACTCGCCTGCAAATCCGCATGGGGCGTGATGAACGTTCGACCACGTCATGCCCCTGTCATCGCTCCAGCGCAACATGCACTCGGCCGGTCTATCATTCCCATCTCCATCCACAAAGGGAGGCTGCGGGGTAAGCCCTGTAACCATGTCGATCGTCAATGCAGGGTGTTCCATCCACTGCATCTCGTTTTCAACTGTCGGGGTGCGTCTTAAAGACCGTATAACCGAGCCTGCATCATCCACAAACGACCATGAGCCATCGCCATTATCAACAGGCATGTGCATCTCATAGAGGTTTGGCTGGCTCCAGTCGCCTACCAAATGCTTGCCAAAGGCGTAAACGTGGTTCCATGAGTGATGGGACTCATACGGGCCGTTCTCTGAGATCCAAAAGGCCATCTTGAACCACAGACCCTCAGTAACGTCATAGACCCATGACCACTGAGCGCCTGGGATGTAAATCACCCACCACAGATGCCCGATAACCTGCATAGAATAGGTGCAAATCTTGGAAAGTTGATCCGGCGTGTAGCTTTGCAGGTCAATTTCAACTGCATGCGTCGAGATTCTTTGCGGGGTGTATCCGTTTGACCGCCAGGCCGTGCAGACTCCGCGCTGATCCTGTCCAAGCCAGAAGATTGAGTTATCAAGCAGGTCAGGAGCGTTCAGCGCTACACATCCTGACTCAACCAGGGTGCCAGGAATAACGTCGAAGATGTTGTCTGAGCCCGTGTCTTGATAGGGTTGCGCGTGTTGGGCGCCGAAGACCCACAGTTCACGGTGATTCACGTCGATGGAAGTAATATTTTCGGGAAAGACGGATACTGCGTTAACTTGAAGACCGGGCCAGGTCGCGCCATCGAGCAGCGCCGACATCTGAAACTTGTTTGTGCCTACCAGATTGACGATGAAATAGGTGTCTGAGTAGCGAACTCTCCCGGGCGTTCCGGCAAGGCTCATAGTTACGTCGAGCAAAGTGTCAGTTGACAGCGTGTAGCAGTAGGCTGCCCCTGCCGAGACAATCAGCAATTGAATCGAACTGGCTGCAATCGATACAGCTTCCGTGTCTACTGCGACATCGCCACGATCGGTATACGTCTTGTCGGCAAATATCTCGTAGAGCTTGGATCCAACCACAACGAAGGCGCGGCCATTGATTTCGACTGAGCCACGCGGAGCATCACTACCGGGAAAGCGGATAAAGACTTCCGTTCCCGGTGTGCCTAAAAGCCCCTTGGTCGGAACCGCAATCGCTCCTCCATAGGCTTTGCCGGGGGCTACGGCGCCCTGCGACTCTACCGAGTTCTGGAAGAGGTTAATTGCTTCTTCGTCGGCAAAAGCATCTGTGTACGATGGGCCGACAAATCCGATGCGAGGCATTATCTATTTGCCCCTATAATCATGTTCATGGAATTCGACCCTTCAAGACGGTTGTTTCTGCGCAGAGCGGGGCTTGCTACCGTTGTTCCGATTGTTGTGCCCGTCATTCCTGCCGATAAGATCATCAAATACTTCTTCGCTCCTACTGGTGGGTGGAGAGATGCAGAGTTGTCTGTGAAGATGATTCGTTCATGGGACGCGGCGAATTCTATAGCGGTAAGCCGAATAGATACCCTTTACGGCTTTTCGTGGCACCCATACTCGGAACTTCTTAAGACGACTGTGGACTATCAGCAGTCTTTGGCGGTTCAGTAGTCCAGCCGATGCGCAGCAAGTCTGCCAATTCTTTCTCCGTGTTGGCAGTCAGAACTTTGGCAGGCTTGCCGTCGCGCGGGTAATACACTTTGCAGGGGGCCTTTGGTTCAGTCATTGCCTTAGAACGCCACCTTGATGCTGGAGAGAACAGGTGTCGGAGGCGGCACAACTTCGATCGAAACCGTTACAGACTCGGTATCGGTCAGGCTGAGGCCTTCTGCGGTAACAACGTTGGCGGTGATGTTGGCAACGCCGTTAGCTACGGCGGTCGTCAAACCGGTTGCAGGGTCAAACGTGACGATGGATTCGGAACTGTCATCGCTCGAAAGGGTTGCGGGGGGCATTTCGCCGGTGAAGGGCTGGCCGAACTGGTCAAAGCCCACGACGGACGCAGTTACCTGCTGTCCAGCGGTTGTGAGAGTAACAGGGCCGGGGGTAGGCATGGAAACTCCTTGGAAGTGAAGTGAGATGCTGGCTAGAAAGGGATGCTCTTCCTCTTGCGCGATACGGCAGAGCAAACGAATGATGCGGGTGTTTTGCCAGATCTGGACCTCATTCTGCTCAATGATTCGGGCGAGCTGAAGGTTTTCAATCTGGGTAGGCTGACCGGGATGGTGCTTTTTGTGGCTCATAACTAACTCTTGGCGCCAGTGTCCCAATCTGCCGTGCCGCCGAGCTCAAGAACCCCCTGCCTCGTCTTGATGTAGTAGTGAGTTCCGTCTGTAAATTCGAGATCGACGACAAACATGGAAGCGACATGCTTGGTGCTAAGTTCCTTTACTGTCTTGTTCGCGTAGGGCGATTTGAAGGCTTCTGGCTTTGGTTTCGGTGGAACTGCTGCAACCGGCATTGCTGGTTTTGGCGCAGGCTGCGTACCAAACGTTGGTTTCGGCGCAGGCGCTAAAGGCCGTGGTGCTGTCGGTGTAGTTGCCATAAAAGTGTTCTCCTTTGTATATACAAGATGCAGTAATTGCTATATGCAAAGCTGACTCATAGGGAACATTTACCAGCCGATGCCAAACAAATCAGCCTTATAGTTCCAGCCCGATGGATCTGCTACCAAATCAGACCGCATTTGTAAGTCAGGCGCGTTCATGGTCTTGACGCGGGCCAGAGACTCGATTGCAACAGTCGTGACAACGGGCGGGACAGGCGCAGAGAACTCCGCTGCAAGCATGACAGCAAGATTGAACCGGAACGCCTGCTTGTATCCGGGCGGGTAGGTAATCGTGGTTGCGAGCGTTGCGGGTTGGTTCAGAGCCTGCCACGAATAGATGCGAACCTTGTTGCCTGCCTGTGTTGGGATAGGCCAGAAATTCAGCGTTCGTAAGGGAAACCCGCCATCGTCATAAACAAGCAGAGGAAACGACCCATCTACTGACTTGACAGGAACCTGCGTCTGCCAGTTTTCGACTGAGTACATTGCTAAGGGAATTTCGATGGGGTTGGCAGGGTCCGGGTTGAGAATGATCGTGCTCATGGCATCGATCTGCGCCGGACGAGCGATGTTGAAGTCTCCCGTTAGGCCTAGAGTGTAGGACTGCTGGCCTAAAACGTAAGGAAAGTCATCTGCCCTGGTTGTGAAGATGGCAAGCCTGTCCGTGTTCCATGAGTCAATCATGTCGTTGAGCACGTTCAGAGAGTCGTTGGCCATGTCGAGCGGGACTTGCTCACCAGCGGCCTGAACATTGATCAGCCGAAGCGCCGAAGCGATTAAATCGAGGGCGGTTGCCATTACTGAACAGCTTTCTTTCTCGGCATGGGGCGCGTCTCCAACTGGGGCTCCTGCTTGGCTTCATTCAGCAGCGCAAGCTGGTAGGCAATTTCCTTGAGCCAGTGGGTCATCGAGAGGTCAAAGTGAAGTTTTTCTTTGATTTGCTGGCTGTTCACGCTTCGCTGCCTCCCGGCTGCCTGAGTAGGAATTGATGTAAATTGCCCTTGTAAACCTTGTCTTTGGCGTGGTGGTCGATGCTCAAATCAGGCACTAACCAGATGTCTCCGCACTTCTCTTTCCACCTGCGAGCAAATGAGTAATCTTCGCCCCACCACACCCGCTCATGAACGCCGTGATTGAACAGATCCACTGCCAGGTGGTACATCGGGCCGTAACAGAGGTCGGGATAGGCGACCATGAACTTGTCTACTGCTGCTTTGGTAAGTTTCAGAAAGCCAGCGGGAACGAGTTTGGCTGAGATTGCGCCATCGGCTCGCACCTTGGGCGTAAAGTCTCAGC